GCACGTACCATCTGTAGTGGAACGTATGGGCAGTAGAATAGACCTGCGTCATAAGGTGAGGAACCCTTGTAACCGGCGACGTAATACTGATTACCACCAGTTGCGTTAGCAGCAGTGAGGTTAGCAGCATATGGGTCGATGTATACGCGGTACTTACCTTGCAGAGTTCCAGCGAAGGTGTTACCGGTGTCGTCAACGTTAAGGTTAGCGTTGAGTGCGGGGGTGTAATCAAGTACACCTGCCATAGTAAGGGCGGATGCAACGTCTGCAGAGCAGAGGATGATGTTGCCCTTCCCGCGACGAGTTCTTTGTGCGATTGCGTTAGCGTCGCGCTCGATTTGGAATAGGAGACCTTTGAACTTCTCAACAGACCAACGACCGTTACTGTCGATGTCTAAGTCGAATTGACCAGCATTGGCAGTGTTGGAAACAGCACCCTGTTCAGCAGTTTTATAAATGGTACGAATAACTTCGCGGTTGATTTCAGCAAGTATCTCAGTAGAGAGGATATTTGCTAATTCAGCCTCAGCATTCAGACCATGAATTGCTTTAAGGTCCTGAGCGAGTTCTAGTGAGTACTCAGCCTTGAGGGCACGTGACTTAGCAGTAACGGTTACCTTCTCAATACTGAATGCCATCTGGTTAAAGGCATTAGTGCCAGTACCATCTAGTTTCTCAGCGTTGTCTGTACGTAGACCCTGACCAACGTTGTAGTCAGTGTTAGTTGCGGTTGCAGTTGGGCTTAGTACGCCTGGGTTACCACCTGCCTGAGCAGTAGTACCCATACCAGTTGCAGCCGAGGACCAACCTTGGGTCTTGTTGAATCCAGCGGACTGACCGGAGAATGCGGAATCTACTTCGTTGTAGAATGTCTCAGTTCCAGTCATAGTGCTGTAACGTGAGCGCATTGCGAAGATCAGACCAGTAGGTCCAGACATTGGTTGAACGCCAGCAAGATCATATGCGATCAAGTTTGGCATTGCGCGGCGGATCAAGGAGATCAGCACGGGGTCGAAACCAGCAACTGGAGATGATGCTGAACCACCAAAACCTGCATTAGCACCAGAATTGGTGTTAACAGTTGGTTGCTCAGTCAGCATCGAGGTGCCGCTTTCAAAGCTTTGTTGTTCTCTAAGGAACTTTTCTTGGTTCTCTAGCAGGACAGCAGTGGTTGCTCTACGATGAGGATCCTGTATCTTATCAAGACCTTCATAGTCTAGAAGTGGAGCCCACTTTTCCTGCAACTGTTCGGATTGGAACATTTGCGTTTACCTAATTGTTTACAGTTTGATTAATATTAAAATCAGTTATTTGCTAACCATAGACATTGTTTTTAGGTATGATGCCATTGAATCAGAATAAGATTCTGGTGCAGGGGCAACTCCCTCGCTTAGTGTCTCTGTTTTAGCTGTAGCTGGAGCAGATTTTGCTGAAGGGAAATAAGACTCCTTCAATGTCTCCAACTTTTCACGATAAGATTCTTCACTTACAAACTCTACACTTTCGGAAAGTGAGACGAGCTTCTCTTTCTGAGTGGCGGCGAGCCCTTCAGAAATTGATTCGAGGATTCCATCTGCAACGGACTCTGCAAGTCTGCTGTTTAGGGAAACGTTCTTCTCAATTTGCTCATTGAGTTTTGCTTCCATGTCATCTAGTTTTTCTACCATACTCTGTAGGACATCATACTTATCTTCAGGGATTGATACATAATGTTCTTCAAAAAGACTCTTAAGACCAGTCATAAAGGACTCTGTGAGTTCTTCCTTCAGACCGTTCTCTACTGCAAGTTGATTCTCAGTGAACCACTCGTCAGCAACATATTCTAGATAGGAGTCAACACGCTCATTAAGTGCGCCTTTGACTTCTTCAACCTCTTCAACGAGTTTCTTGGCATAATCGGCCTCAAGACCCTCTTTGATTTGGCTAACTTGACTCTTAATTGCGGTCTCAAGGATTGTCTTTGCTTTTGCTTTAAAGTCTTCAGACAATTCTTCACCTGCAACTAAGGCATTAACATCTTCTTCGATGTCAAGTTCTGTGAATTCTGGTGCTTCAGCAACTACTTCTTCTTCGGTAGTCTCTTCTTCAGCAACCACTTCTTCTTCTGCTACTACTTCATCTGTAGTAGTTTCTTCTTCTTCGATTACAGACTCATCGGATACTTGCTCTTCTTCAGGCAAAGCATTCTTTTTGTCTAGAGTTGGCATTGCTTTATCAGCAGCTGCGGCACCCTTGTTAACTACATCCTTAACTTGCTTAAGGGGACCAGCAGGATCCTTAAGTTTCGCTGAATCGTTGGTAGGACTATAGTTATCTGGGGTAGGTCCACCCAAATCTTGTACTTGTGCAGAATTGCCAGGAGTTGATACTCCACTTGCATTGCTTCCTGCTTTGGGTAGGGGTTGTCCAGGGGCTGCGTTTGCATTAACGGCAGTCTTGGATTGCACAGTGCCTACTTCCATTTCTTGTAATTCGTTGCCACTAGACATTTGGTAATCTCCGACTTTCTGTAAAGTTAAAATCTATATTTATTTATAAACAAATTTGTTTACAATGAGTTAATAAACTCATTGAATACATTTAATTTTTGCTCTTCGAGGCGTTTTTGCTCCGTAAGACGCTCAATTTTGCTTTTTGTTTTTGCAGCAAGTCTTTCACGAAGGGTAGTACCTTCCCAGACCCACTCTTTTCCTTCCATAATTCCCTCAACAAAAGCATCGGGAGCAGAAGGATCAGCGACTATATCAGCAGCAGTTGCCAACATAAAGTCGTCACCAACAACGTTAAATCCTTCTTTGGTTGGTTTTAATGAACCAATACCACGGGAAGAAACGCCTAATTTTACACCTTCTCCTATAAGTGAAGATGCAATTTGACCCATTGGTGTATTTAAAATCTTTGCTTTTCCAATAAAATTGGAACCTGATTCTTTAAGTGACACAATTTTATGTGAAACTCTATCAAGATTAACTGTTGGTCCTTCAGGATGACCCAATTCGCCAAGTGCTCTACCAGTTACAATGTTTGATTCATTGTATCTACCGACTTCACGACGAAGAGTATCTATAGGATACATACGACCATTACGGTTCTTAATGTTTCCTTGAAGAAAAACTCCCTCAATATAGAGAGATTTCTTTCCATTCCTTTCTTCGGTTACGAATTCGACGGTTTCGATTTCTTCTCTAATGAGTTTCATCATGTGTCTCCTGCGACTTGAACTTGTTGAATATAAGCATTACCAGATCCAGTTGAAGTGATACAGGCAACTTTAAAAGAACCTCTCAATTCTGCATAGTTACTTGAGGATAATGCAGTGTGAGCATAACCAACTCCATAATCATTATTCACATGAATTCTAGTACCGTAATAACCATTAGGTCCCATACTAGTGTCAACATAAGCAACGCATTTATGGCTGAAATCGTAATAAGATTGATCCCCTCCACCTGCATTGGTCACTGTCAAACTAACAGCATCTCCTACTTCAAAAGGAGAACCTGTACCTTCTGGAAAATCAATAATGGTGATATATCCACTATCAGCACCCTGTTGACCGGCTGTTGCAGTAGTAGTTGAAATTCCAGTGACCTGATTAGATCCTGGAGCACCTAAAGCAATAATTCCAGTTTGACCTGAATGGACATAATATCCATTTGCAGCAGTTGCAGTTGGATTAGTTCCAATAGCAACAAAAGAATCAGCACCTACACAAGCAACTCTTAAACTTCCTGTTTTGTGGGCTAATGCACCCGTAGCCGCACTAGATGTACTAGTGGATCGAGTGGTGGTATCCCCAACTGGTTTATGTCCCATTACTTTCCAGAAATCATTTTACTATTTTTATTTATAATTACACCCCTTGAGACTCTGCTTCAACATTATCTTCTACTTCTGCAGAAGGTGTTTCAGGAGTTTCTTCAGGAGAATCAAAGGTTTTTGATGCTACATTTGGTCGATAACCATCCACCCTATCGGATGTTTTGGCAAAAAGCATATCCTTGATTGTATCACTAATTGTTGAAGGTGATTCGTCAGCAACAATCATGTCCA